ACCAACTTTATTGGAGGCGAATGAAGATTGGTGAATCTGGTACAACAAAGTTTGCCCAGGAATATCCCGCGACCTCTGAGGAAGCATTCCAGGTATCGGGTGCTAACGTATTTGATATTGAAAAGATTGAAAAATTAAAAATTGAATCTGCTACAAGTATAAGAAGTTTTAATCCTAAGATGATGTCTTGGGATGATCAGAGAGAAGGACATCTTGAAATATGGGAGGCCCCTAGTTTTAAAGAGAAGTATATTATTGGGGCTGATGTTGCTCTCGGGGTGGGGCAAGACTATAGTGTTGCTATAGTTATGAATTCAAAAAGAGAAGTAGTTGGTTTATATCGTAATAACAGAATAGACCCTGCTGCTTTTGGTAAGGAGTTATTTTATTTAGGACGTTATTTCAATAATGCACTTTTGGCTGTTGAATCTAATTCAATGGGTGTGGCTACTCTTCAGAAGCTGAAAGATATGAATTACGTTAATATGTACTTTCAAACAAAGATTGCTAACATATCAAATGAAGAGGGGATAAGACTAGGTTTTAGAACAACTAGCGCGTCCAAACCTGCTATCATAGGCAACTTAAAGAATTGGTTATTTGAAGAAGAATTAGATATTAAATCTTCAATAATTATTCAAGAATTAAAAGATTACTTATCTGATGATAAAGGATCAACTGGCGCGAGTCCCGGGTGTTTCGATGATTCAGTAATGGCTTTGGCTATTACTTGCGAAGTTTATCGAACACATATTGATAAGTTAACAACTGATAGAATAGGATTTGGTAATATGTATATACCAGAAACTAATAACAATTGGATTTAGGAGACACTATGTCGAAAAATATTAATAAAATAACAGATGAAGAGCTGACAGGTCTCATTAACGACGCTATTCATCAGTCAGTAGGTTCATTCTCTGATGGCTCTGAAATATCAGAAGCAAGAGAAGAAGCTATTAACTACTACACCCAACAGCCAAGGGGTAGGTTAGCGCCAATGGGAGTTTCTAAAGTTGTAACATCAGATACTATAGAAATTGTAGATTCGTATCTAGCAGTTATCTCAGAATTGATGTTAAGCAACGGGAGAATAGCTAAATTTAATCCAATGGACCCAACACAGTCTAAAGCTGCAGGCATAGCTTCTGATGTTACTAATCATTGTATCTTTGTTAAGAATAATGGTTGGGTAGAACTAAATACGTGGATTAAGAGCGCCCTACTATTTAAGAATTCAACTATTCGCTGGAAGTGGGTAGAATCTTCTGAATATAAGGTAGAGGAATACGAAAACTTAACTTCAGCACAACTTGATGTTATAACCGCGGAAGATAACGTAGAAATCATTGAGCTAATAACAGCCTCAGAAACAATTGAAGGTGAAGAAGTTGAATATTACGAGCTAGCTAAAATTAGACGCAAGGTAGATACGTCCAAAATAGAGTTAGAAAATATTCCACCTGAGTCTTTTATGATTAATCGAACAGCTACATCAATAGCTAATTCTACATTCGTAGGAATCCAAACCGAAGTATCTTTATCCGATCTTCGCACACAAGGATTTGATGTACCAGATGACTTAGCGACAACTGGCGGGGAATCTTTCGCTGGTCTTAAAGGTAACTACGGAGAAAGTGCTAATAGACAATCAGTAAATAGTGTCTGGGTAGGTGAAGAGGAAGATATTTTAGGCACGGCTAACAGGGAAATTACTGTTAACGAAGTCTGGATGAAGATTGACAGAGATGGCGATGGTATCGCTGAGTTGAAGAGGTTCATAGTGGCCGGTGATGAGATTTTATTAGAAGAGTACGCTGATAGTGTACCTCTGGCTAATTTAAATCCTATTGAGATTCCATATGCCTTCTACGGGTTGTCTATAGCAGACGTAACTCGGTCAGCTACAGAGATTAAAACGGCTATTACTCGAGGTATGGTAGAAAATGTATATTTGACAAATTATGGTCGAATTCTTGCAGATCCCAACACGGTGGATTTCCGTGCACTTCAGAGTCCCGAACCTCACCAGATTATCCCTACTAATGGTAGCCCTGTTGCAGCAGTGCAGCCGATTACCCCGGATTCTCTGTCACCTTCGACGTTCTCCTTGTTAGAATTTATGAACAATGAGAAAGAGCAAGCTAGTGGTATGACACGTGCGGCTCAAGGTGTGAATGAAAAACTATTTGATTCTGGTAACTCAGCAGGTAAAGTTGCGCAAGTACAGGCAGCTTCACAAAAGCGTATTGCTTATGTAGCGCGTAGATTTGCTGAAACTGGTTTTAAAGATTTATGCAGGGGCGTATATAATTTAGTATTAGAAAATGCGGATGCAATTATGAACGACTTTTCATATTATGGTGTTACATCTAAAGATTTAATGCCTATTGAGAACTGTACTGTAGACATAGATGTTGGCCCTAACAGTAAAGCTAATACTCAAGAAAATATGATGATGTTAGCTACACAAGTTATGCCAATGTTATACCAAACTCCAGAAACTAAGAGTATTATTAATCCTGCTTCAGGATTTAACATTGCTAAGCAAATGATGGATGCGATTGGTGTCAAAAACTGGACTGACTTTATTGTCGACCCAGCAACACCGCAAGGTCAACAGCAAGCACAAGCTGTAGCTCAACAACAACAAGCAGCAAATGCTGAAGAGCAGAAAGAGCAGGAAATAGAACAACAGAAACTTATGTTGACTCTGCAAAAGCAAATGGCTGATATTCAGAAGAAGCAAGCTGATATGGAGCTGGATAGAGCTAAGTTCGAGCACATGGTTGCTAAGGACAAAGCAGAGATTGCTTTAGAAATACAAACAGGGAAACCTACTAAGATTGGTAATTAATTCATGAAACGGAGGTCAAATGGATAAAATAGAACTAGGGACCCATGCTAAGATGATTATAAATAATAAAGCTTATGACTTAATCTTTGAGAAAGTCAAAGAAAAGTATTTAGCGGCATGGAGTCAGACAGGTTCACATCAAACAGAGTTACGAGAAACTATTTATAATACTGTCGTAGCGCTAATAGATGTGAAGAAAGAAATAGAATCGTTAGCGGTTGCTGGCGATAATGAAACATTCAAAAAGGAACAGGAGGATCTAAATGGATGAGTTTACACTAGATGACTTGGAGATGTTCAAGTTAGAACAAAAAAATATACTACGTGAAATGCGCGGAGCAAGAAACCGCGGGGGACACGGTCCCGTTATTAGACAACTACTCGAAAAACTTACCTCAGTGCAGATTCTTATTGCACGTTTTGAGGATATAGTTGAGCGTGAGTCTAAAAAACAGGATGTTAAAAAGGTTAATAAGGCGGCGGCACCTACTAAGAAAGCTGCTGCTAAATAAAGAATAATCTATAGGAGGATTATATAATGTCAGAGAATTTAGAAACTACCCTAACAAATAGTCGGGATGTTAATGTAAATTTGGTTGATGCAGATGTAATGTTAGAAGGTCTAGCGGGCGAATTTTTTGGTGACAAACCAAAAGAAGATCTACCCAGCAAAGATATTGATAACGAAGTGGAGGAAGCAGCAGAAAGTGATGAAGCTGAGGCATCCGAGACTGAACTATTAGAAGATGAAAGTAACGACGATGATCTAGAAGCTGAAGAAGAAGAAGAAACTGAGGAAAATGCAGATGATTCTAAAGAGGAAGCGGAAGATGATACTGAAGAACTAGATATGGAATACGAGGTACCAGTTAAGGTTGATGGTGAAGAGTATACTGTAGCTATGGCTGAACTTATCAAAGGTTATCAGACTGCTCAAAGCTCTAACAAGAAATCCATTGAAGCCAGTGCACAGCTAAAAGAAGCTAAAGCACTTGCAGAAGAAGCTACTGCGCTTAAATCTCAAAATGCTGAATTGCTTGCTAATCAAATTGATAGTGACGCAATACAGTTAGAAGCGTATGATCGTAAAATACAACAATTAATAAATGATGATGATATGTTCGAATTGCCTAAATGGCAAGAAGCTAGACGTAATAAAGCTAAAGAACTTGAATCTAAGAGGAATGAAACTACACGTCTTAAAGACGAAGCTAATTCTGAAAAGACTCAAGCAGATGCAGTTGCGTTGCAAGCAAATAAAGAACAAGCTATTTCAACATTAGATAAAGATCTACCAGGCTGGCAAGATGACTACGAATCCGTGGTTAACTGGGCAGTAAAAGACTTAGGTTTTCCTGAGTTTGCAAACATTATAGATCCTAAAGTGATTGCGTTAATGTATGATTATAAAGCTTTAAAGGACAGCAAGAAAGTTGCGGTTCAAAAGCGTAAGAAAGCTCCTACTAAAAGTGTTAAGGCGACTAAGCCTGTGAACAAGAAGGCTAAAACTAATGAGAAAGAAAATGAGTTACGCAAGAAAGTCTTATCAGGAGACGCTACAGAGAATCAATCTGATTCTTTCCTAGCGGGGCTGGTAGACGGAATGTTTGACAATTAATCTTTCTTATCTCTTAACAATTGTAATATTTTATAGGAAAAATTAAAATGGCAATATTTAGAACGGAAGATACCAAGGGTAAAAAGGAAGACCTGGCATCTTTTATAACTATGATCACTAGAGATGAGACTCCGTTCTTATCCTCTATTGGTAATAAAAAGGCTACAGCTGTCTTTCATGAGTGGCAAACTGATGAACTAGCTGCACCTGCTGCAAATGCCCAAGCTGAAGGTTCAGACTTCGCAGCAGGATCTGTTGCAAGTACTAGCACAGCTCGTGTTGGTAACTACTCACAGATCCTTACTAAGCACATTCAAGTTTCTAAGACTCTTGACAGTGTTTCTAAGGCTGGGCGTAACTCTGAGTTTGGATACCAAATGAAGAAGAAAGGTACTGAGCTTAAGCGCGACTTAGAGCATGCACTAATTGGCGCACGCCAAGTAACTAACGGTTCTGGCGGAGCTGACGGTGTTGGTGCTAACGCTGGTCGTACTATGGGCGGATACCAATCATGGGTCCCTGCGTATAACACATGGGACGTTTCTGCTGGTACTCCAGCATTTGCTTCAGGTACTCATACAGCTGCAGCTGGTACTGCCGCTGGTCTTACGAGTGCCGCTGCTACTGCTGGTACTCACTCACTTGCTTTAAGTGACGTTGATGAGGTAATGCAAAGAGTTTACGAAGAAGGTGGAAAGGCAACAGTACTTATGATGTCTCCGACTCAAAAACGTAACTTCTCTGCTTTAGCACAAGCTGCTTCTAATGTTCGTCGTAATATTGACGAACTAGGTTCAATCAGACAATCTGTTGAACTTTATGAAAGCGACTTTGGCTTAGTAAAAGTTATACCTAACTACATCCAAGGTCTTGCTAACAGCGTTGACAAGAGTGATGGGCTAGGTGGAGCTACGGACGTTCTCGTTTACGACCCAAGTTGGTGGTCAATGGCTACTTTACGTCCTCTACACACAGCTGACGTTGGTGTACAGGGTGATAGCACAACGGCTATGATGATCGAAGAAACTACTCTAGAATGCAGAAACTCATTTGCATCTGGAATGATTTCTGGTATTGGCGTAATTGTTGCGTAAGTAACATTTGTACAAAATATGGGTGGCCCTTCGGGGCTGCCTCTATTTAAGTGTATTATATTAGTATATTTAAGTAGAGGCATTTAACCTCAAATCGGAGAATTAAAATGAGTAATTTTATTAAAGATACATATGGTAATAATGGTGAATTCAGGGCCACACAAGATGTATCAGCTTATTTGGACTATGCTTCTAAATCACGAGCAGCTGCAAAAAGTATGTTTGCTAACCGAAAACAAAATTATAGATCATTCGCTATTATCCCAGATATAGTAGCTGTAGATATAAAAACTAAATTTGGTATAGATGTACATGACTCACAAAATAGTGCTGAAGAATTGCAGAATATTAAAAATATAGTTATACAGAACTACCCCCAATTATTGACGGGTAATATTATTAAAAACCCCA